TTACTCCATTTCGAGATCATCAATCTTAACTTCAAGCTTCAGAGTCGTAGTAAAACCATTATCTGCACTGACATTATGCGTCAGCGTGGTAATGGTCCATTCGGCATCATCAATGGGCTGTTTAAAGCCGCTCACCTTCACCGGCATTTCGGTATACAGATCAGCCCTTCCCTTTGCGAGCTGCAGGGAGAATGTTGCAACCCCGCGCTGCAGGCGCTCCCACTGCATCTTTGCCGCTCGCTCTGAATTGCTGCGGTTTGCATAAGTTCTGTTGAGTACCAGCACGTTTTCATCCGTTCCAACCAGGTAATCTCCCTGTTTTGCTTCCGGCTCCTTTGCCGCGGTGGTTTTCTTTCGACGGCGCTTAACCTTTGCTGTCTCTTTTTTTTTTGGCTCACGGGTATGGAGCCAGCTGGCAATCACCCCCGTATAGGCATCGCGATCTGCCAGGGTAAAACGATGACCGTCACCGGCCTGGCGGGTTATGGTTATAACCGGCAGCGGCTTACCGCTTGCCGTTCTGCCCTGCCCCTGACGGATAAACAAGAGATTTCCGTCCTTAACTGAGGCTATCGCCCCATACTGCCGCGCCAGCTTCATCAAAAAGCTGGCGTCGCTTTCATTAGTCTGGTCAAGATGATCGACAGGCTTGTCCAACAGGTCCTTTCCCAGCGCCATCTTTAATTTATGCCTGCCCGCGATTTCCTTCACAACTTCGCCCACCGTTGTCTGGTGCCAGGACTTTTCACGCCGCGTATTCAGGGTTTCACGGAAATCTGCACTACGCGCGCGGATTGTGAGACGGTCAGGCGCGCCGCTGTGCTCAATCTCATCGACAGTAAAGGCCCCTTTCGGAAAAAGCGGCTGACCTTTCCACCCCAGCGCAAACTGAATAATGGCCCCCCGACGCGGCAGAACGATTTGCCCGTCCGAGTCGTCCAGCTCCAGATCAAGCTGGTCCGCTTCAAAGCCCCGGTTATCCGTCAGCGTCAGACTCATCAGGCGCGCATCCAGCACGGTAGTCACATCTTTACCTTCAATGATGATGCTGAAACCGGGGGTTTTACTGTTCAGGTTCAGGAGTTCAGAGCTGAAATTCACTGCAGTAACCCCCCAATCGTATTTTTCATATTGCCTATCGCAGAGGTGGCGGAGTCCTGCAAATTACTGAGCTGATCGCTGAGGCTGCCAAACATATCAGACAGCGATTCATCCACCCGTTTTAGGCTCAGCGAAAATTCGATGCGCCGGGGCATACCGCTCTCAAAAAATTCTGTTTTAGTCTGGCTCAGACTCTCGATAACAAACATGCCGTAAATTGTCCCGCTCCCCTCAATCAAAGGCCAGGCTTTCCCCAGCTCCGCCATCTGCTCCAGCGCCAGCAAAGACAGCCTGCCGCCGGTTATCTCCGGCAGCAGGACACCGGACAGAGTAAGCGAATCGTTATCCGGCCCAAGAAACTGCGTTGACGGGCGCCGGTTAACCCGGCTGTTTGCTGCGTGCCGCCAGCTGCGCTGATACTGCAGCTCCTGATAGGGCACGGTTCGCAGCATGAATACGTACAACCCCAGCACCATCATCATTATTCGTAACCCCCTCGATCACTGAAATTACTGCGTGTTTTTGCCCTGGCCCTGCGCTCTCGCTCATCAAGCTGCCGGGCCACCTCGCGGGCGATATCCTGTGCGCTTTGCCCTGGCTGGGCGACAATATGAATTGGCGCGCTTATCTCGTACTTAATTACCTGCGGCTGTCTCTCTGCCTTTGCTGACGGTGCCGGTTGCGTCCTGACAGGTACACTGTACGGATGAAGTGGTGCGGCTTCTGCCGGGGCAGCCGCCAGGCCCATTACCCTAGCGACCACGGAAGCGAACACCTTCTGGCGCATAGCCATCGGGTCAGCCCTGTTATCCGTGATTTCCGTAAGGGCCGCTGCTGGCATGACGGCCGCAGCGATATCAGCCCGCTCCGCAGCACGATCCCGACCAGGAAGTTTTACCGGGGCGTTAACAATCTCAGGAAGCAGTATTAACCTGCTTTCAGGCCGTTGCTCCGGGCTGGCTGTTACATCACGAACGGGGCTTACTGTTGCCGCCAGTTTCACCAGTTCAGTAGTGCGATTGATTACCGGAAGATTTGCCGGACCATTCACACTATCAGGCGGCAGATCTATCCCGCGTTCAGGACGTTGTTTAGCGCTGGCCGGTTCCGTCCGGGAAGGATTGAGCGTTGCCGCAACCCTCGCCAGATCAGCAGTCCGTTTCCTGCCGGTGACATTGGCGGGTCCGTTAACAATCTCAGGGCCATTCTCGCCCACGATGCCGAACTGGCCGCGCGGAATGGTACCGCCACTGTCGTACATGCCCGCAAAACCCATCGTCGGGAATCCGCCAGGCGGCAGCACCACTTTATCGTCTGTGTTTACCGTGGCTGGCTGCCGCCGCGTGACCTGCTCAGGAAGCTTCGCTTTGGCCGCCTCCTTGCTGACGATGCCGAGTTTTTCAAGCAGCCAGGACACGCCCGATTTGAGCGAATCCAGCGGGTGCATGACCATGTTCAGCCCTGCCGCCAGCTCTTCCCCAAATTGCCGTCCCATCGACGCCGCGCTTTGCAGCTCTGCAGAGGTGGATTTAACCGGCGTCAGCAGATCAGTAAACCAGCCCCACAATGCCTGGACCTTGTCACCTATCCACTGGAAAACAGGCTGCAGTGGCTCAAACGCCGCACTGATAGGCGCAGCTGCAGCTTTGAATCCTTCAACCACTCCGCCTAAAAATGCGCTTATCGGCTGCCAGTATTTCCAGACAACCAGCGCCACGCCAGCCAGCGCCGCCACAACGAGCCCTATCGGACTAAGCAGGGCGCCCAGCAATCCAGAAATCCCGTACAGCGCAACGCGAAGGAGGGCCAGCGGGCCGGACGCCAGAAAACGCAGCACGCCACCGGCTACGGATAATCCCCCGCGCAACGCGGCCAGTGGATTCATTACCATGCCGATAATGTTGCGAATACCAGACATTCCGCCGCGAAGGACAGCAAGCGGCGCACCGGCCAGCGCTTTCAGCGCATTGCCAGCCAGCCCGGCAGAACGGCGCAAGGAGTTAAGGGGAGACGCCAGCAATCCGGTGCTGCTGCCGGATGCCGCCAGGCCACGGCGCAACAGGGAAAGCGGCGCATTTGCCAGCCAGGACAGCGCGCCCCCGGTGCGGGTCACTGCAGACATAACGGAGGGGAGTGTTTTTACACCCAACACGGACAGGCCAAAACGGATCACCGCCAGCGGCCCCAGAACGGCAGCCACGGCCACCGCCAGCGTGCCGAGCACAACGGTGATCGCAGCTGTGGCTGCAGCCACTTTCATCAGCGTGCCCGCCAGCTGCGGGTTAGCCTCAACCCATCGACGCAGTGCCCCGGTAACGTTTTTGACGTACCCCATGATATCCATCAGCGGCTGGCGCAGGGTTTCACCCAGGCTACTGAAAGCGTTCTGCGCGCCCGTTTTAACAAGCAACCACTGCGCGGAAAGTGAATCCTTATTGATATCGGATTCTTTCTGCATGGAGCCGTTAGCCTCAGTGCCTGAGGTGAGTTTCAGCTGTCGCTGCAGCTCCGGCAGGTTGTTTGCAAGCTTCGCCGCATCGTCGCCAAACTCCTTACCAAATATCATCGTCATGGCGGACAGGCGCTTGTCCTGCGGCAGTTTGTTGACCTTCTCCAGCACGCGCTGAATGGTCCCCATTGCGTCCTTTGTCATCTGCTTTTCAATCTCTTCTGGATTGAGTTTCAGCAGATCCATACCTTCCATGAACCGCTTGCTCTGCATGGTTGCAATCGACAGTTCGCGCACCATCGCATTTGATGCGCTGGCGGCAATTTCAGGCGCGGCGCCCAGAGACAGGAAGGTGGAACCCAGCGCGGCCGCCTTGCGGAAATCAAGCCGGTCAGCCACGCCGCCCATGCGCTGCAACACATTGATGATATCGCCGCCCTTAGACATGGCGTTATCGTCCAGGTAGTTCAGGGCATCGCCAAGCTGTTCAATATTTCGGGTCGGCACTTTATACAGCTGCGCGATTTTCCCCAGCCCCTCCGCCAGCTCATCAGCGGGCAGCTCGAATGCCGTTGCGGCCTTTGCTGCAGTGGATGCAAAGGCCAGCAGGTCACGCTTCTGGTCTTCGTAAGAATCGTTCTGGTTTGTCACGCCCATGCGGGCGCCACCTTCAACCAGCGCGGCATAGTCAATAGCGCCATTCTCCATCGGCAGCTGTTCACTGGCGGCTTTGATGGCATCCTGCATATCGTAAAACTGTTTTGTGCGGTTTCCGTTGTCGTCCCGAAGCCCGTTAACCTGCTTTGCCACGCCTTTCATCGCATCTTCCATGCTGGCGTAGCTTTTAACGGCTGCCATCAGCGGCGCGCCCATCGCCAGCCCGGCGGCAGTAGTCGTTGCTCCGGCGCCCGCGATACGATCCCGAACCTCAAGTCGCCGGGAATACTGATCGCGGACGGCGTTCATTCGGGCCTGCTGCTCGCCCAGGCGTTTAAGGGATTTCTGCTGTCGGTCCAGCGCCTGCCGGGTTTCGTCGGCATTCTGCCGCAGCTCCCGCTGTGCACTGCTCAGCTTTTTGGTGTCCAGCCCGGCCTCATTGAGCGCAAGACGCTGACGCTGCACCGACTGACGCAGGCCGTTGTATTTACTTTGCAGCTCGTTAACGCGGTTTTTTGCCTGCTCAAGCAGGCGCGCCTGCGCCGCCGTCGGCCGGTTACAACCCCAACGTCAAAAACGCCTTAGTGCTCAAGGCCTACGACATTATCAGCCACCGCCGTCTGGAGTTTGACGCAGGGCACACCGACATAGCGCAATCATTCATGGCAATCCGCCGCGCCACTACCGCTAGCGGGAACCGCCCCACCTACGAAGCCAGCCGCAGCGAAGAAGCTAGCCACGCAGACCTGGCCTGGGCAACGATGCACGCGCTGTTTAACGAACCGCTGCAGGGCGAAGCCGCCAATACAAGCAACATTGTGGAGATTTTTTAATGAGTGAACACGACGCCCTGACCAGCACTGCGCTAGTACAGGAAGCCGCGCAGCAGAAGAATACAACTCACGCCGAAGCGTTCAGCTTTGGCGATCCGATCCCGGTACTGGACCGTCGCGAGCTGCTGGACTATGTGGAATGCGTGCAGATGGATAAGTGGTATGAGCCTCCCGTGAGCTTTGACGGCCTAGCCCGCACCTACCGCGCCGCCGTGCATAACAGTTCACCGATTGCCGTTAAGCGCAACATCCTGACCAGCACGTTTATTCCCCATCCACTGCTGAGCCAGCAAGCATTCAGCCGATTTGTGCAGGATTATCTAGTATTCGGTAACGCCTATCTGGAGAAGCGCACCAACCGGCTGGGTGGCATTCTTTCGCTGGAACCATCACTGGCGAAATACACCCGCCGCGGGATCGATCTCGACACATACTGGTTTGTGCAATACGGCATGACCACACAGCCCTACGAGTTCACCAAAGGCAGTATCTTTCACCTGATGGAGCCAGACCTTAACCAGGAGATTTACGGCCTGCCGGACTATCTTTCAGCCATCCCTTCTGCCCTGCTGAATGAGTCCGCCACGCTGTTCCGCAGGAAGTACTACATCAACGGTAGCCATGCGGGTTTTATCATGTACTTGACCGACGCAGCGCAGAACCAGGAGGACGTGAACAACATCCGCCAGGCTATGAAAAGCGCCAAAGGACCAGGCAACTTCCGCAACCTGTTTATGTACTCGCCCAACGGCAAAAAGGACGGCATTCAGATCATCCCACTGTCGGAGGTGGCGGCAAAAGATGAGTTTCTGAACATCAAGAACGTGAGCCGGGACGATATGATGGCCGCGCACCGCGTTCCGCCACAGATGATGGGGATTATGCCGAGTAATCTTGGGGGGTTTGGGGATGTTGAGAAAGCAAGTAAGGTTTTTGTAAGAAATGAATTGCTTCCACTACAGGAGAGAATTAAGGAGTTGAACTATTGGCTGGGCATAAATGCAATAGTATTCAAACCCTATAAGTTAAACTAATAGTAAAAACGCCGTAAAAGGCGTTTTTTTTTACTAAATTGCTAAATTAATTATGTTACACATAATCTCCCACTTAAGCTTTCAATCGTTCTATAAAGAACATGATAAATATAGGACAAACTAGCTACAATATTTTTTTCATGTGGTTGTAATGTCCGGTTTCCGGCCCAAGATAAAGAAGAACCGTAACTTCTAATATTCCTATAGAATATTTCCCCAAGGTCCTGTCCTTTTTCCCCGTAATAATTAGAATATCTATAGTTCCAATCATTCCTTATTCTACTGGGTTTATGCCAACGAACATCATCTTCATCACATATATTAAGGAACAATTCCTTTAACTGTACATCCTCGTCTTCAACATCCAATCTCCGTACAATTTCAGCAATATTTTTCCAAACTTCAACATGTACTCGAGGAGATTTTTTCTCGAAATAAACTTTAACCCTCTTATCATATTGTGAATTTTTCAGAACAGCTTGATATCCATAATTAGAATCATTTAATACCACACTCGAAGCTGAGGGATTTGATGACCTTCTAATTATTTCCTTCATATCATCATTTGAAAAATTGATGATATACCTACCACATAATTTTGTAATCTCAGTAGCCATAAAAAAGGCTGCATAATACGCAGTAACTAATACCCAAGATGTTTGACAAGAATTTGAAATTTGCACTTGCAAATTCTTGACCTGCTCTTCAATTCTAACCCTCCCAAAATGGAAGTCTGAAAATAATGCATCCCTATATAATTCAGAAGATAACTCGACCGAAAATGAACTTAAATCTCCAAAATCAAAAATCAAATCATGTCCTGGATCTAATAACACCTCTTTAATAGTATCTTTAGAACGATATTCTTTACCAGGTTCAGGTGAAAGAGAATGCTGACTAATGGCTTTAATCGTCCTGCTAAATAATTTATCAGGCAACATAGTTATTAACCTAACAAGTCATCTGGGGTTTCAAGGGTTCTAATATTAAGCTCAATGAGGTTTTTCAAATCATCAGCCAATGCTTTTACATTTTGAGAGTTCGTGCCGCTATGCAATTCAAAATTAATTTTATTCGCACCAGACAAAACCTTATAAAAAGATGACTGCGAATAATTTCTGTAATAGGTAATTGAGTACGAACAAACATCTTCAAATATTAAAAACAACGCTTGAAAAAACACCGATGTTGCTAGGCGCTTGTCATTACCCTCTATCTCCTTAAGAATATCTGAAGCAGCATTTAAATAATGCATGACTAATATTTTCTTTTTCTCGTAATCAAATTTCTTCAAAGTCCCGCTATCAATAAGTTTTTCTAAACTAGAATGAAATGGCACATGTGATAATTTGCCAGGAATAGATGCCGTTGGTGCTATTCTACCATATAATGGCGACGCAACATCATCCCCCAACTCACGGAACATTCTGACTAAAATAGATTCTTTAGACTCCGGTTCAGACAAGAACTTCAACAATTCAATTCGTAAAGTTTTTGGCACACCAACTTGATTCGAGTTTATATCTAAGAAGTATTGCACTTCTTGCTTAAGATTTAAACCACTAAAGATACAAACTGGCAATTCAATATCATTTTTACTTATGCTCGCACCAAACAATCTATGTTGTCCATCAATAACAAATAACTTCCCTGCAATATCTTCAAAATCTAACATTTTTTCAGCTTCATTATATTTAAGCTTGCATCCTTCCTTAGTACTTAAAATTATCGCACCTGGAATTATATTACCTTCATCAAGATAAGCAGCAATGGATTTCGCTCTTTTATCACTAAGAAGTCTTTGATAACCCTCTTTAGGATTGTCATCGGCCCTGGAAACCTCAGAAATATCAAATAATTTCTTCGCATTCATGACTGTTACGAAACAATCAACATCGCCATTACCTATATTCCATGCTAGAACTTTATTCATGTAACACTCTCAATTCAAAAGGAAAAAGTCAGTTAATGTTAATAGATGCTTGAAAAATTTCAAGTACAGAAATCATGAATCTCATCTAACCAAGAAGCTGAGCACATTTTGTCACTTATTCTAAATTTACTCGCAAAATCTTGACTATGCCCAGTTGACACCGAGTGAGTTAATCTTGAGATTGAACATCGTCTTCAAGGATATCACTCATAATAATCGAGTCAGTGAAGTGTCTATCTCAAAAGCAGATATAAAGCACTTAGCGCGCGCTCGTATCCCCGCCACGCCTGCCCACTTTGTGTAGAGGTTTTCATGCAGGTGCATGACAGGTCGGAAAGCGCGCCAGTTCTGGCGGCCCCGGCCCGTTGCGATCCTTTTTGGATCATGCGAATCCATGCACCATAGACATGCACTGAGTTCTCAAACCGCAGGATGCCATATGGGAGGGAGTTTCCCATGGTGCGGAATCACTAATGCGTACTCTCATCCTGCCCTACTCCATATTCATTCAGCCTGGTAACCAGATCGCTTGTCAGCTCCGACAGCCACGAAATCGCAACCTCCTTGTCGTCATCGCTACAATCTGAGCTGGCAACCAGCCGGGCCATAAGTTCTATCCGCTGCAGTGCAAGTGACTCCATGAACAAATCGTTCACAACTCCCTCCCAATATCACTGTTTATATATACAGTACATCATATAATTTTAAAGCTGAAATAGTTTTTTTACTCAGCTAACTCTTTGATTAATAGATATGCCCTTTCTCTGAGCCGTCAGTACCACTGGCGCCATTTGTCATCCTCCTGTAGGCGCTGGTTCCGGTAGAACAGGCGCAGCCCGGCTCCAGATGGCAGGCTGCCGCCACGCAGAAGCAGATCCACTTCCGTTTCGCAGGCGTCAAAACCTCTGGACAGCAACTCCGCATCGAGCTGTAGCCGTTGGTGCTCCGTAATTTCCTGTTTGTAGCCTTTTCGGCGCTTCGGTTTAACCAGCCGCAGTCTTGCCGTCAGCTCGCGCAGTTCCGTTTTGCTCATGTTTTCAAAGTCTGGCAGCGCTGCAGGTTCTTCGTTGCCCGGTAGTTCGCCCCCTGTTTTAACAAGGGGACAGTTATTGCCACGAGTCCAAGGGGCGCAAGCGCCCTGGTCGGCTGTCGCCTCCTGAAGGTCAACGGCTTTTCGAACCATTTTCCACTTCACTGCATGAGTGCAGATCCGGCCCTCAATGATCGGGGACCAGATACCATAAATACGAACACCGTGATCGCCGTAGGCGCTCGGCTCGTCGTTCAGTTCATAGGCAGTTCTGACCAGGTGATGCTTGCGCGGAACAAGAACGCCGCCCTGCTTCATGATGTAGGTGGCAAAACAGCCAGCATCAGCTGCGGCCAGCACAGCATCCAGACGCGGGTTTTCCAGTACGGGCGCGCCGGCCTTCTTGTCACCCTGCACCCTGGCAGCCTGACCGGCCAGCAGGCGCAGCTCGCGGTACGCCTGGCGGCCAGGAATACCAAAGAAGCGGAATTGCTGGACACGGTGCAGCGAAGCCCAGGCGTTTACATTCTCAGCGTTATCGCGCAGTGATCTGCCTGTTTCTTTGCTGACTTCCTGCGCCAGCCCGCGCCCGTCGATATTCTTGCTGATGTATTTGGCGATATAGCTGGTCGGTGTACCCTTGCGCGGGTTGATAAGCTCAGACTTGAATCGCGGCCCGGTATTGGTGCCCAGTTCCTCCCGGTCCTCACGAATGGCGAATTTACGCAGTAGCGCGGTAATGGATTTGCGGTCTTTTTTGCGCATGAAGCAAAGCAGGTGCCAGTGCACGGTGCCGTCATGGTGTGGTTCGGCAACGCGGACGCCATACCAGCGCAGCCCGGCTTTGTGCATCGCCTTACGGAAGGCAGCGAACATATTCACCAGGTAATCGCTGCTCTGGCGGACCGTGGCACTGGTCCATTTCGGGTTTGGCCTGCCGTTATTAAGCGTCGCGTGAAAGCGTGATGGGCAGGTAATGGTATAGAACACGGCGCATTCACCACGCATTTCTGCGATCAGCTCCAGCCCCTTAACGCAGGCCATCATTTCGTTGCGCCGGTGTGCCGGATTGCTGCTGCTGGCGTTTACCACTTCTTCCATATCCAGCGTGTCACCTTCGGCGTTAACCAGCTCATGCGAGCGGAAAAACTCCAGTGATTTGCGGTGCTGTTCGCGTTTGTGGATCACGGCTTCATAGCTGACATACGGGGACGCCTTTTTGTTAACCAGGCAGACAGCGCGCAGCTGTTCTTCCCGCCATTCACATCGCATCTGCCACAGCTTGCGATACCACCAGTCCGCGCAAAGCATACGGGCAAGCGAGCCCGGAATAAGCTCGTAGGGGACCGGGTTACGGCGGCGCTTTTTCCGGCGCAGTTGCTCGAAAGCAGGCGGGATAACATCAAGGCGCATAGCCTCAGCGGCCACCCTTTCCCATGACCGGCGGATCTCTTCCGGCGTAACGTCTTCATCCGTAAACAGCTCACCGCAGGCAGCATCCAGACACATGCTCATGTGTGCCGCCACCAGGGTAGATAACCGCTTGACCTGCTCCTGGTTCATTTCTGGCAGGACCAGTAAGCCCTCCAGCCCCTCATGGCTCGCCATAAAACGGAATGAAGCAGAAATCTGGCTAGTACGCACGCGCTCCAGGCGTTCAAGGCACGGTCTGATGGTTTCACGCAGATAGCGGGAATATGCCTTCGGTTTACCCAGGCCCTCGAAATATTTAATCCGCTCAAGCAGCGGCTTATTGATATGTGCTGGCTGAGCGCTCACGTCAGCAACGATAACCAGGTTGGGGTTGAATTGCTGCTGTTCGCGGGCCATTTTGGCGCGGCTTAACAGCAGGTCCTGCTCCATTTCTCGCTGAACAGGATCACGGAATTCAATGAAGAAATAGCGATCCCAGACCTCATTACTCAGGGCCTCGCGGCGCAGCTGTTCCTGTTCGTTGTCCGCAGCATAGAGAGTAATGAGGTTTGAAAGCGCTGACTCCGGCGCTACTTCCGCCGGTTCCAGATAGGGGTTAATTGCCTTTTTAGGCGCGGTCCAGGGATACGCCCCGGTAGCTTTACCTCCACTACCGGGGAGTTCTGATACAAGAGGCGCGACGGGACGGCCTGAGCTAATATCCGTCACTCGCAAACTCCTGCGTAAACACTGCTGCAAACCGCGCTGTCATTTGCACTCGCCAGCAAATCAAACTGCGCGCCGCCTCGTGTCGTCAGTGCCCAGTCGCGATAGGTCTCAATGCCATAAGCATCAACAGTGATGACCTCAATACGCTTTTCAGCCCGGCGTGAATCATGCGTGGAGGGAAAGAAAGTTGAATTACCGCGGCGCGAACAGTCCGCAACCATTCTTTCCCATTCAGCAACCCGGCGAACCTCTTCTGGCCAGCGCTGGAAAATTTCAGCAAGTTCAGATTTACGGGCGTGAATGCAGGGCATACAACCGACACGGCTGCAGCCCTGCAGATATAACGGGTTAGGCTTAATGCCATGGCGCTTTGCAATTGCAAAGACATCCTCATGCAGCCAGTTAAGGATCGGACGATAGACGTGCAGGCCCGGCGTGTTGTCTGCATCTTCCTCCCAGTCCGGCAGCAATGCGCGTGCAGGTGATTCCTGAGCCCTGACCCCCTGCCAGCTGATAACCTCGTCATACTCTTCCAGGGCAGGAACGACAACCTGAGTCCTGACAGGCTCATGCTTGAGGTCAAAGGTGCAGAAACGGGCTTTTGTGGTAGGGAACCGGCCTTTCCACATGCACAGGTCCAGAAAAGGAATGCCGGTGGGCTTCAATATTTCCAGGGCACGGTGCACACGTTCTGCCGCCTTATCGGCAGACATACCGCATTCCTGAACCAGAGAAACGGGCCATTTCTCTGCAATGAATTTCCGTTTGCCTTCGATCTGGCGAGTGAAATCAGCTTTAACACGGATAACCTTGCCCAGCTTTGATTCCAGATAGTCCAGATATTCCATCGTCTGGGGGTGTTCATGGCCCGTATCAGCGAAGACAGAAATATGAGGAACATCGTTTTCAATGGCCCGCAGCCACTGGGCAAGGCTATCCTTTCCGCCTGAAATACTGATGGTATTGATGGTGCTGGAAGCAAAGCAGCGCGGATCGATAGAATTCATACGCGCACCACTCAAAGGGTGATGTTTGATATTCATACAGCACCACCGTTGTAGTGTTTGCCTTTAAGCTCTGCGATTTCCTGACAGGTGACGCAGCACTGCGCCCCCGGAATGGCACGACGGCGCGCTGAAGGGATCGGTGCATCGCATTCGATGCAGAGCACACGTGAAACGCCCGGGGCTCTATTGCGGGCAGTGTGGATGTGGCGCTGACGTTCTTCTTCAACGCGCTGTTGTACGAGGTCCATAGAGTCAGCCATTAGTGGAGCTCCTGAGATTCGTTTTCGTAGCGGGTTGCTTCGCAGCGCAGTAGTTCAGCTGCTTCAACACCGTTTAACCCTTTGTTGGTGATGTGGGTTGCCAGCGCCTCAAGGCGGATTGAAACTGCGAGCGCGCGGCCTTTGCGCTCCTCACGTTTGGCAATATCGATCACCGCCATAAGCGAATCGGTTTCGGCTACAAACATTTTTCGTAATTCTTTCTGCATTGTTCTCTCTCCTAAATTTGGGCAAAAGAATGCCCGGCGGGTTTACGCCATTAATTTCTGTTGTGGGTTAGTTCGGCATGGTTAGCCGTTTGGGAAATAAGCTCACCACTGCACGAAAATGATTCATTGCTTTAACCAGTTCCCGCTTTTCGTCAGTAGTTAGATCACTAATATTGATGCCGTGACGTTCTGCCGGAATTTTTGCCATAAAGAATATGGCAGCCAGTGCACGCTCATTTTGTTTATGGTTTATATCGCGACGGTCGCGCATATCTTTAATGAACCTTTCAAGCTCTGGCTCAATATTCAGACCAAACACACTCGCCCTTAATTCAGCTATATGGTTCAGTCCTTCAAGCCGTTGACCCGGGCTTAGTGGAACAGTCGCAGAAGTACCTTCAATAGCCATGGTTTCACCTGTTTGGTAGTGGTCATCCCTGCCAGTAGTTCTTCCTGAGAGCGGGACGGGTGCCAGCGCTTGCCATCTTTCCCGATAATCCAGCCATGGCCGCAGTGCATACCCTTGCTTTGTTTAACCAAAAGCGATGCGAATGAGGGTTCTTTATTAAGCATGAGCACCTCAGATCAGACCAAAAGACGCGCTGAGGCCCGTCACTGTATCAACAGCACTTGCCATTGCCGGGTTGTACTGCAGGCGCGCATGCATGGAAACAGCTGTAAGTGCCATTAAGCGAGTGACAGAATTGATGCTTTCGATAACCTGCCGACGTTCCGTTGTTGTCTGGTGTTCGCCAGAAACAGCGCTTGCTGCAACACGACCAATCTCTGTTGTAGCATTCAACACGTAATGAGGCATTTTCTCGCTGGCAACTTCGTTCAGCGGCACGCATGGCAAGCAATGGATTTGCGCCAGAAACCCATCAACCAGCGTGGAGTCCTCGGTGATATCCGTCAGCAGCCAAATTTCCGGCGCCGTGAGTTGATGCGGCTGGTCCGGGTTCAGCTTATTGCGCAGAGTCTGGACATTCATTCCCGCGCGTTCTGCCAGCTTCGCCATGTTGTGACGCAGTGCGAAAGCCCGACAGGCCTCTTCAAAGTGTGGATGTTTGGAAATCTTATAATCAAACATGTGAGCCTCTTAGAAAGTTCTCATAATTGAAGTTACTGACCAACAACAACGCGGAAGTTGGAATGACCTAGGGACTCACGAACCTGATCGGTTTTGTACATCAAGTAACGAAGACATACGCGCCCCTTATTTTTCTCCTTTTTGACCATGTACTTAGCCAATTGGCCATGGTGGATTTTTTGATAAACAGAGCCGCGAGAAATGCCTTCCCATTCCGCGAACTCTGCAGGTGTAGCCATCTCTTTTGGTACTCGAATTGAAATATCTGTGCTCATAGTGCAGTATCTCTTAGTTTGTTTTCGTTTCATCTCGTTTTATGTGGTTTGGTTTTGCTTTTCAAACCATGAACGGATATTAGGATCACTTTTTATATGCGTCAAGAGGTTTGATTATGAGTTTAATCAAGGCAGGGAATGACAGTGGTGGACGTGATGCAATCAATAGGCTTATTAAAGCCTACAATTTCAGCTCACGTCAGCAGCTCTGCGAACATTTGGACGTATCTAAAAGCACTATGGCTAACAGATACTTAAGAGATAGCTTTCCCGCTGAGTGGGTAATTCAATGCGCCCTAGAAACAGGAATTTCCCTTCTATGGCTGGCAACCGGCCAGGGGGATATGTATGCGAGTGAGAACGAAGAAAAGAATCTCAAAAACGAAACCTCCGTCACGGTAAGACCACTTTCTAAAATCGTTGCTCCCAGTATCAAACATGCTGAGCTCAAGAACGGCGAGCTTCAGCCGTGTGATGAAATCCTTCTCGATAGCAGACTGCTGGATAGTGAATCTTCCAACTCTCTTTTTGTAAAAACAGCTAGTGATAGTTTCGTTGTGGATACGTCAGTGAAACAAATCAGCAATGGTTATTGGCTGGTAGACATCGACGGCGTTAAAAGCTTCGTTAAGATAGCCCGTATTCCTGGCAATAAAATTGTGGTTCATCAGGATGAAGCATCCTTTGAGTGCGCTGTAGATGATGTAGAGGTAGTTGGCCGCGCAGTAAAAGTCATTAAGAGCATCTAACTATGACGATTAGAAAGCAGCCGAACGGAAAATGGTTGTGCGAATGTTACCCAAACGGGCGTGATGGCAAGCGCGTGCGCAAGCAATTTGCGACAAAGGGCGAGGCTGTAGCATTCGAAAACTTCACCATGGATGAAGTGAACAAAAAGCCGTGGCTGGGTGAAAAGGAAGATCTGCGGCATTTGTCAGAATTGATTGAGCAGTGGCACTCCCTTTATGGCCAGACGCTCGCAGACCCCAAGCGCCTCATGGCGAAATTGAACATTATCTGTAATGGATTAGGCGATCCCGTCGCTTCTGAGTTAACAGCCGGTGAGTTTACCAAATATCGTGAAGCACGATTAAAAGGTGAGGTACGTAACGAAAACGGTGGGCTAATGTCACCAGTTAAACCTCGTACGGTAAATCTTGAGCAGCGCAACCTTTCATCTGTTTTTGGCACATTGAAAAAGCTGGGCCACTGGTCAGCCCCTAACCCACTCGCCGGACTACCCACTTTCAAAATCGCAGAGGGGGAACTGGCGTTCCTAGCCCCGGACGAGATTAGACGCCTACTGGATGCCTGCGCTGATTCTCAAAGCCCGAGCCTTTTGATGATCGCAAAGATATGCCTGGCAACCGGGGCACGGTGGAGTGAAGCCGAAAACCTTCAGGGCCATCAGTTATCAAAATACCGGATTACTTATACCAAGACCAAAGGCAAGAAAAACCGTACAGTGCCAATATCACAGGATCTGTATGACGAACTTCCCAAGTACAGAGGGAAGTTATTCACGCCATGCAGAAAAGCCTTTGAGCGGGCAGTAAAGAGGGCTGGTATTGAGTTGCCGGAAGGTCAGTGTACCCACGTTCTGCGTCATACATTCGCCAGTCATTTTATGATGAACGGCGGAAACATACTGGTACTAAAAGAAATCTTAGGTCACACTGATATTAAAATGACAATGATATATGCCCATTTTTCTCCAGAGCATCTCGAAGATGCAGTGACGAAAAATCCATTAATCAACCTTTCTTGAAAGAATTATCATGCGCAAATATTCTGAACTAAAAGAAATATCAGATTCACTATTACAATATGAACTACTCCAGCCACCATTCAAGGCCAACGGCGATATTGTATCCAACTTTAAAAACAGGATTAATTGTTACCTTGAAGCTATTGATAAAATAAGAAAGGACTACCCAGAAAACGAAACAATAAAAGAGGTAAAAAAAAGATCGAGTTCAATCACAACCTTCTCCAATAAAATCTCTGAAACGTTAACCCATTATCTTAACGGTAATATCAAAGAAGCTTATAACACATTCAACCAAGCTATAATAGGTTCGCCAGCAATGAAGAACCACATTTATCAAATGACAGTTCCGTTAACAAAACTTTGTAATAGACGAACACCGTTATTTCGCGTTAGGAAAAGTGATAACATACTAAAAAACAGAAAGGAATTATTCCACATTCCTTTTAGTCAAAGACATTTAGTAAGCGCACAACGCTTCTCAGTTTCAGGTTTACCATGTCTATATCTTGGGACATCAATATTTGTTTGCTGGCAAGAGATGGGAAAACCAGATTTCGACAAACTTTATATATCATCATTTATAACTGATGACGAATCATCACAAATCAGAATACTCGATCTCGGATACAACTTAACATCAGCACTACGTTCCGCCCCAAGTGAGCATTCTTTTTCATTTGAGCCTGAGCGTGTAGATGAGTATAACAATGAAGATTATACTGATTTTCTTGACCCGATTAATGATAAGGTTTCAAAACTAATCGCATGGCCTCTAGTATTAGCCTGTAATTATACAAAAGATCATGAACATGCAAATTTCCACAAAGAATACATTATTCCAAACTTATTAATGCAATGGATTAGCAGTGATAGCAACAAGAATATTTCAGGAATATCATATCGTTCAACAAAAATACTCAATCAAAAAGATAGCGATATCGGTATAAATGTAATATTACCCCCAAAAATGGAACGAATAACTGTACCAGACACGTTGTACTGCCCTGAATTGAAGAGAACATTTAAAGTTACTAATCCAGTATCATGGGCTGTGTTTAGCACCTTAAAGGCCACTCCCAACTTCCACTCACCAACAGCTATCAGATATCAAACAAATGGCCCAGCAAAAGGCTGGATAGAAGATTTCGATGAATCCCTTGTAGATTACTATGACAATACAACCTTCAGAAAAGTAGAAGTTCTTATCCATCAAATGATGAAATATGAACATCTACCTGATGGCGGCAATTTGGCGGCAGAGCAGTAA